GTACTGACGATAAATCATAAACGCGTTTCCGGGTGTTCGCATCTGGAAGGTGTGCCCTTCTGCCCCTTTTGGGAGCAAGAGACTCCTTATCCCCCTGTTCTTGGGGGGTTTGAGGCATTGAGTCCTCAACTATTAAATCATTAGACATATATATCCTTATGAATACCTTATAAACTAGGGGGCCTGGGTTGATATGGACCTGTAAGGCTCTACAAGCGATTCAAATCACTCACCCTAAGCTTACCCCTTATTAAACACTAAAACCTCACCATGAGCTTTGTATGAGCTCCTAGAGGCATACAACCCTGGTGCCTTCAATACATCCTTGAATACCACACACACACCATTTTTTTACACAGTTTTACTTAAATTACCCTCTTATAACTCCGATTAAATAATTGACAACTAATGGTTGACATATTCATAGATATTTTTTTATAATGTCTACATCGCTACTGATTAACTAGCGACACTTTAATAACTTAGGAGATACACACATGAGTAACTTAAACAGTAAGAAAGCAAGAAGACAAGTAGCAGAGCTAATCACTGACTATAGCTTTTATTCCGAATGGAAAGCAATCGCATATCAGAATGGCACTAAAGAAGACAATGACACAATCACTCAAGATATGGTTGATGCTCAATATATTTACTATTCTTTTATGAGATCTCACACCGAAATGCTACTAGCTCGAATGGATATCTTTCTTTATGGTGATTTAACCAAGAAAAGACTTAATGCTTACAATTGGGATAACTACACCACAGAGTTTAATCCTCTTCTTGATGAGAAGAATAGAACTGAGCATATATATAACTCTAGACTTAAGGAGGTTGCATAATGCAAACACTATCTAAAGCTACTAAGGCAAACATAAAAGAAATACTCGAAGCTCTTCAGACACTTGAGGAGCTTGGAGGTACTTTAAACCTTCAAGAGTATGTTGACACTTTGTCATATCTTCAAATGATCATTGGCACTAGGAAGCAAATGGCAATTGAATTACTTGAAGATGAGCTCAACCTAATTAAGGAGAAACAATAATGACTACAGAATTAGAGAACTTTAAATCCACCGATGAGAAGCTTGAATATACTCATGTTTCAATGTGGAACTTCAACAGATCATATCCTTGCTACCACTTCAAGGGTGACTATTGGAATGGCTTTATTAATCCATTAGTAACTTATGAAACTCTTATGCTTATAAGAGCCGAGCTTCAAGCTATCCATTCAAATAATGATATTGATGAGGATCTTGAAGAGTTACTAGAAGATTACTTCGACCCTAATACTCCCTCACTTATGATCGACAATGAGATTTATTATTATGTCGGTGGTGGTTTAGTATGGGAAGAAATGGAATACTTTGAAAATTGGAGCGACATGGAAACCAATTTCTACCAATCAATTAAGTTTGTTAAAACTAGGGATTCTCAAATGAGCCACCTCGAAGCAGAATTCATGATCCACTATTTAGGTGGATTCGTATGGATTGCTAAGATGCATGGTGGTGAGTATTACACCTGTTGTGAAAAGGAAGAGTTCCAATCCGAATCACTTCATGATGTTGAGCAATTTCTACTTGAGTATTGGGTGCAATATGAGTACCTCGATCCTAAACATCATAGAACAGTTGAGGAGGCTTAATCATGGAACCGAAACTCACCAAACATGTTAAGGCTTGGCTTAATGCTCTTGACTTACCATGGGTAGTCGATTACTTCGGTGGAGGCTTTTATGGAGTCTCCATCCAATTGAATGATGATAGATACATTGTATTGACTGACCAAGAGGGTGATACAGTTCCTCAGTCAGTTTTAGCACCTTGTATGGCTTCTATCACCAACACTAAAAATGAACTTTGGGTTTCTTTCTATTGCAATAGACTCAAAGACTTTCATATTCATCAATGTTTTTAAGGAGATAAACATGTCACAAAAATATAATGGTTATTCTAATTATGCTACTTGGAAAGCGAACCTCGAATTCTTTTCGGAGATTGATCTAGATCTCATGCAAGAGATATCCGACAAGTGCTCTTTCTCTTCTGAGTTTGCAGAAGAACTCAAAGAACTATTTAGATCATATTGTAATTATGAAGATGATCACAAAAGCATTGTTCAAGGTGCAATTAATTACTTCATCGATGATGTTAACTTCGAGGAGTTAGCTTCAATGTATTCTGAGGAGCTCGAATAATGCATAAAAAACTACCACTTAATATGTATTACCCAAAAGGGTTTAACCATGCTTTAACAGTTGAGGAGCTTTATATGTCATATGTTAATGACTTCATAACAGTGGATGCATGGAAGCAATACCATTATTTAACCGACACAATGGTTAAATTTATTTTAACTCAATACACACCTATGGAAGGGAATGACTAATGGCAAATTTACACAAACTTGGAACACATAAAACGATGGTTTACCCATCAAATGACTTTATTAATGTTAAATACCACAACACCGATGTGGTGTCTTTTAATGATAATGAATTCATACTACGAACTGGGGGGTGGTTTACTAAAACCACTAAAGATCGAATGAATCAAGCTTCTAACCAATATGGCTTAGGATATCGAGTCTTTCAAAAAAACTTCGCTTGGTATGTTGATTATCAAAATCAAGTTATACCATTCACATGCGATAAAATTTTCACAAGGAGAAAATAATGATCATAGACATCAGAACTCAAGAATGTGTTTTTGTAACTATTGGCAATTGGGAAGTTTGCCTTGATAATTCAACAGGGGAGCAAGTTATCTCAACCCATATCAATAATGAGGAGAAAGAATAATGGATTTTATTAGCTTAAGAATGTATTCAGTAGAGCAATCAAGCGATCAAAAAGGCAAAGTCATTAGAACACTGGTAGCACAAGTCGAGCTACCTAATTCCTATATGAGCCTTAAAGAAGTCGATGATCTTCAGGAACACTTTCAAGCGATCTTGTCACCTATTGTCGGTGAGTTAAGTTATGCCATTGAAACTTATACAGATAATTCCTTTATCGCTTGTAATTCTGAGGACATTATCGATGCTTAAATTAATTTGGTATATTTTATTTATTATTTATTTTTTATTTTTCCATGGAAGGGTTTAACATGCGAATTAATGGTAAACACATTAGCACTGACAAGTTTTTAAAATATCAACCACAACCGATTTTTTACAAGCCAACATTTTGGCAGCACTTGAAAAAAAATTTCGGTTTATATGTTCTTAGCTTTATTATCATTTCAATCTTATTCACTATTTCAATCTTAGCTTTTCAGCTATTCTAAAAAAAAGCCCCTCAGTGATGGGGGGCTCTTTCTCTAATCAATACAAGGAATTGAGGGTATGGAATCCCCTCCCCCTGATTATACCATTACTCGAAGGTCAGCAAATTCACTTTTTTAGTCTCCAATTCTTCGAGATGCTATAGTCAATACATTGTCTATTGCCATCTCCAAATTCTTTTCATAATACATTGGTTTCCTAGATTTTAAGAACCTTGCAAACAATGCCTTCTTTTGATCTTGTGGAAGGCTTTCAATAATCGCATCAATGGTGATCACTTGCTTTAAATCCATCGCATCGAGCATGTCCTCAAAAGCTCCTTCGGTGCTTTCTCCTCCACTTTGCAAGAATGGGGATTTCTTAGGATATCCTAACCCATGGTCATCAGATCGCATCCACCTTGACCAACACTCTAATAGATCCATCAATCGCTCTACATTCATGAGACATCAACCTCCTTTAGTTTCCATCGGTTTTTTTCTTTGTACCATCCATGAACTAATAGCACCCAGTTGGCATCCCTAAGATCATTTAATGATTCTGACTCTTCAATTTTGCGAATACGAGCACTCATGTTAGCTTTTGTGGTTGTCTGAATTGCAACAGTCACACCCTCAAAAACTCCTAACACATCCCAAGCTCCGAAGAGATCTTTCCTCTGCTTAATAAAAAAGTTAAATGACTCTACCACTTGGAGGGTTTTAAATCCCCTTTTTCTCATCTCTTTTAGTGTGAGTTGAGTCGGACTTGTTGCCATATTTTTCCTTTTGCTTTTTTGCAAATGTTGTATTTTCCCAAAATGGGTTCGCTTCTACTTTGGTTGTGTCTTCTTTCCTTCTTCCTGAGCCTTTTGACATTTTTTACCTTTTTTTACAGTTATGATGAATTTATAATTCTCATAAAAAACGTGCGAGGTCTAGCGAATTTGTAAATGTTTTAAAAAACGTGCGAGACTTCATACATTTTGCATAGAAATACGATTGCCTATCCACCTCATTACTGGAACTGCCATACTATTTCCAAGCGATTTATATCTTGGCCCATCAGGACAATTTTCTTTTATGTTGGTATATCCATCCGGGAAGCCTTGTAATCTTTCACATTCTGTTGGTGTTAATCTTCGTACTGCCATTGAGTTAGCTACACCATGAATATCAATTTGATTTAAAGTAAAACATTTTTCTTCATTTATACCATTACCATTCCCGGACTGGGATGTAGTTCCACCACCTTGCAATGCATATGTTTTCATTACACTGGGACCTGTGGAAGTTCCACCACCTGTTGTTGTCACTGTTGTTGTTTTATCTCCTGTGATGCTAAGGTTGTACAGGTCCAATGCAACATATTGACTATCAGCAGTTGTGTCATTGCCAACTCGACTTATCCCTGCAGCACTTGATGTAAGAGTCGGAGCCTTGTTAGCAGAGTAAGCAATCTTTTCGACTATGGCTTTATGTGCTAAACCATCAGAATTAATCCCCTTGTAATCTCTTGCACATAATGGATCAATAACATTTTGGTGAAGCATGGGTGTTACTCTTGATGCATTTGGGCCACTTCTTGTAGGGCCTTCAGTAATGTCGGAGGTAATACTTTCCCCCTTTTTTGTGCTCTTCTCAGAATCCCGTAACAAGCTTTCGGACTCAAATAATACTTTTGCAGTAGGTTTCCAGTCTCCAAAATGTCCGACAACAAACACTCTTCTTCGTCTTTGTGGGACTCCGAAGTTTTGAGCATCAAGCACCCTGTAGCTGAACCCATACCCGAGTTCTGCCACCGCCCCGAGGAAGGAACCAAAATCCCGTCCACCACCTGAACTGAGGACGCCCGGGACGTTTTCCCAAACGAACCACTTGGGTCTAAATTTATTAAGAATTGCACAAAAGGTAAGTGCCAAGTTTCCCCTTGGGTCTTCAAGTCCTTTTCTAAGACCAGCAACTGAGAATGACTGGCATGGTGTTCCTCCGACAACAAGGTCAACTGTTCCATTTAAATTCCAATCTTTAAAGTTAGACATGTCTCCTAGATTTGGGACATGGGGATAATGATGAGACAAGACTTCACTTGGAAACTTTTCGATCTCTGCAAAACCGAGAGGGTTCCAACCTAAATCATGCCAAGCAACTGTGGCAGCTTCGATACCACTGCAAACTGATAAGTAATTTATTTTAGAGTTAATATCTCATTCTCAATTAAATATTGCATAGTTCGGACATAGGCTTCATTCCATAATTCTCGTCTTTCTTCTTTCGACAATTTAGGGCCGTTATCCAATTCAGTATGACAATTAAAACACAAAGATGCTACCAGTGCATCACTATTTTTTAACCCCATACCTTTTCCTTGATTACGATGAGCAGCACAAACTGTTCCATCCATTGCTCCACACCACATACAAGGTAAATCTCTTAACTTAATTAGTAATTTTTTATTTCTATAAACCATCTTTAAATTGCATCCCAAAAGTTGTTGCTGCCCACATTTCAATTTGCTTTTGATATTCAGTCATATCATCAATAGACAAAGATGTTGTAGATGGTACTTTAAAAATCTTTTCTCCATTAATTTCTTTTTCTTCTCCTAGGAATTTAAATGCTAATAACTCATGCATTTCTAATGGCTCGTATCCTAGTGACTCACCTATGACTGTATACAACTTCCACAATCTTTTATTTTGATCGGTACTTCTTTTAATCTTTCTCTCCCTGATCTCTATAGTGTATAGCTTTTCTTGATTTAACTTTTGCAATACGAGTAGCAGGTCCTGATGATTGTTTTTTGTAAGCGTAAAATTTACCATTGATTTTTCTCCACATCGATATTGTACCATCAGGATAACATATGCGAAGGTGAGTAATATCACCAAAGTGTTTTTCTATATCCTGAACAAATTCTTTTACTCCCTTCATGGCTTCTCCCGGTATCTTAATTGTAATTCATTAAACCAAAGATTAAGTTGTGGCTCGGCTGGAAAGTTTCTTTGCTTCTGTACAATCATGTACGCATCCGGGACAAGCTTCATCTCATCTTTAGTTTTTCCTTTTTCTTTGATCTGAAATTCTTTGGGCCTGTTTCTGTAAATACAAATCACATTGTCAGATAAGTTTCTAATGTGACTAGATCCCATAATCTTTTCAGGATCAGGTTTCATCATCTCATCGACCTTACGAGTGTGTGCCACTAAAAAAATATGAACCTTCAGATCTCTAGATAAAACTGCTAATTGATCTACAAACTTTTTCTGACTTTCAAAATCATCCTCACTCACATCACTGACCTTCATAAGTGAATCGACAACAAAAATATCTATCCCCTCGATTTCCTTAGCCCAAATAATACAAGAGAAGATGTCTTCAGATTCAGTCACTCCACTTTGATCATAGATGTATAACTTGTTTTTCTTTGCCTCACAAAACTCTTTTACATATTGCTCAGTAGGTTTAGAGTTGCCTGACTGTATAATCATTCGAGATAAAGTAATAGCAGGTCTCATCTCAAAACTTGCAATCAAACACTTAGTCATTTTAGTTAGGTAGAGAACAACTTGGTTTAACCACATCGATTTACCATGACCTGATATACCTTGAACAATTGTTAACTCACCAGTACGAATTCTAAACTGATCATCAAGCCTACTAAATGGCATTGCATATCCTGAGTCTTGCTCGTGAAATAAATACTCGACAACTTCATCCACATAACTATCTGAACCCTTGACTTTAAAATCAGTTAATCGTTCACCTGTATACTCATCAATCTCACTTTTAGTGACAGTGAGCTGATCTACAATCTCACCAGCTGTCCAGTCTTTCATGAATGACTCCTATCTTCTTGCAACAATGGATTAATAGAATCAACTTTAGAATCTCCAGTACCAGCTTCCCATCTTCTTTGGTTTAGGTATGTGGATGGTTTAGGTACAAATCCATCTATCCACTCTTGATCATCTTTCATAGCTATAACATGATCTACAATCAGTCTTGTTATTTTATACAACTCTTTTGATTTCCATTTTGCTAAACATGATGCTCGATCTACTTTTCTTTTACTAGAGGGCCATGTTTCCCAAAACTCATCAAATGTCTGTTCTATAGTTTCTTTTATATTATTATTGGGTATTGGGTCTTGGGTAATGGGTAGTATTACGTTTGTATTACTATCGTATGCATCATCTTTCTGCTTATTCCATCTCTTCATAACATTTTGTCGAGCCTTCTCAGATCTCTCGTAAACCCTTGATAACTCTGCCTCTGCTCGTTTATTGACATACCCTTTTTTAGTCTCAATAAAGAAAACTGAGAGTAATCTTTCAACAACTTCATTTGTAGATTTAACTTTCATTGATAATTCTGAAATATTTTTTGGTAATGGTTTTTCTGTATCGTAATACAACCATAATAATCCAAGATAAACACTTCTATCTTCATGTGTTAAATAATGTGTGCTTTTGATAAAGTCACCTATGTGATGGCTATAAAATTGCATATCGTCCCTTTCATTTTCGTATATGTAATGTTGTAATTTAAGTATTCTTGTTGATGGTAGCCTGTTATCTGCCTTCCATTTGTATAAAGCTTGTCGAGATACAGGTCCTAAAGTCCTTGCCATAAGCCTCATATCACCATTGAATACATCTAAAGCTTCTTTAAATGTTATGTTCATTCTAATTTGCTTCATTTTTATTCCTCTTATATTCCTCGACAGCCTCATCAGCTTCCCTCTGTTGTCTTTCTTCTTCCTCGATCCTTCTCCAACCATCGTCAATATAACGATCTATGTCTTGGAACCAACTATCTCTATCCATTTTCTTCTCCTTTTAGTTAATGAATAGTGATAATTTAATCCGTGAAATATTAATTGTCAACTATTGCTTGTCAAATATTTTCATGATAAAGTTATATGGTCATTTACGAAAGGAGACAATGATGTCTGATAACAACTACGATTTTGAAGCATTAAATAAAATTAATGTCGATAAACATGTTCAACAAAAAGGTCGATTCAATTATGTGTCTTGGGCAGATATTTGGACTTTGTTTTTAAAGCAAGATAAAGATGCTGTGTTCTGTTACAACGTTCCACAAGAATATAATGAAACAGTTATGGTATCTGTTACTGTACAAGCTTTTGGTAAAACTTTAACCGAGCAACTCCCGGTATTATTAAATAATAGGGCCATAAAAAAACCTGATGCAATGGCAATTAATACTGCACAAAAAAGATGTTTAGCAAAATGTGTTAGTTTATTTGGATTAGGTTTGTATGTATATCGAGGTGAGGACCTGTTCTCACTATCTATTGAGGATCAGATTACTGAGGCTTATGAGGATGGTGGTATGGAGGGACTAAAAAAAGTATTTAACCAAATGACTGCAAGTGAAAGAAAAGAAGCACTTCCATTTATAAATAAGATAAAGAAAGATGAGGAAAAAGATGGAACAGAGAACGGATGAGTGGTTTCAAGCTAGGCTTGGTAAGGTAACTGCAAGT